CCCAAAGGGCCCTCCCGGTGCTTGTGCACTGGCCATGATGACAAGTCATGGTCTGCCCCTAGATCCTATCCGGGATCTAGGTCTCCCTCCCACGAGGAACTCTCATGGTAGACGGTTTCATAACCCAGGACCGACCCGCGCCGCGGAAGATAATATCTTCCAAAACATGGGACGGGTTTGGCTACACTAGTGTAGCCGATTGTCTGCGGTTATGGAACCCCCGTCAAGTCACCACTAGTTATCGAACTAGTGGACCTCTCGGCGTGTCTAGCACTGATTCTCTCGAGGATATCGTTGATCAGTCTGCTGACTTCAAGAGCAAGTTTCACGCTCTTAAAAGTCAACAGCGCAACGATACCTCAGGTGCAGACACGGGCCATGACTTTAATACTCTGAAACAGAGTATTTCAGTCGGGTCTTCTGCCGCACACCTCGAAGGTGTCGACGGAGGACGCAAGTGGCGATACGACGGCCCAGTGATACCGGACTTGGGATTTACTTTCCCAGGTACCTTTTATCACGGGAGCTTGTTTGGTGGCGCGCCGGACGTAAACGTAAATGTTTACGGCCCAACTGCCATCAAACTTACAGCACCGACGAATCCGATCGAGGCTCTCGCTGTTGGTCTTGCCGAGTTAAAGTCTGAGGGCTTTCCGCCCTCAACTAACTTGGACCACTGGAAGAAGATGACGGCTTCCGCCCGCACTGCGGGTGAAAACCATCTCGAGATCCAGTTTGGTTGGTTGCCACTCATGAGTGACATCCAGAAGACCTTCTACGCAATCAAGAATGCCTCACGGCTTCTTGACCAGTTCCAGCGAGACTCCGGCGGTACTATCCGCCGGAGGATGACATTTCCTACCACAGTCACAGAGACAACCTATGACGACATGTACACGACCGCTTGGGCCGAGAACGTGTCGCCATCTGGTTTTGCGTCAATGTGGCAGGGTAGGTCGACGGGCGGGGTTCTCACTGAGCACTTACGGACGCAAAATACCGTAAGTTTCTCAGGTGCGTTCACCTACTTCTTGCAGAGGGATAATTCAACCCTCAACAAGCTGAAGGGATACGAGCAGAAGATTAATCATCTGCTCGGCACTCGGGTTACACCCGAGACGCTTTGGAATCTCGCGCCTTGGAGTTGGCTGTCTGACTGGAAGCTGAACATTGGAGATAACATCTCCAACGCCGTTCGCCTTTCTGAAGATGGTCTCGTCTTGAAGTATGGGTACTTGATGAGTGAAACTATCACTGATCACACCCTGCTTCTCCGCGGTCCCGTACCTTCATCGGGCGGTTCTTGCGGCCCTATCTCGATCACCTTCACTACGGTGAGGAAGGAACGAGTTAGGGCGACGCCTTATGGGTTCGCCATCAATCCGAACAGTTTCAATGTTCGGCAGTGGGGAATCCTTGGGGCCCTTGGTTTGACCAAGGCTCCCAACAAGTTGTGGTGAGCTAGGGAGCTCAGCCACAACGCGCCTGATACGGCGGCCGTCCGGCCGCCGTACCATCTCTGCAAGGACGACGCTTTATGTTCACCGACCCACAGTCAGTTACGATCGCGCCAGCTGGTGCTGCTTCTCTTCCGAGGACCAGCAGTGGTGTTCGAAGCGGAGAGTTTTCTTCCGCGGACGGCACCATCCAGCTGTCGGTTGCGCATGCCAATGGCAAGCGTATCCGGCGTACAGCGCGTATCGTGCACAAGAAGAATGCTCCCGACCCCCTGTTCCCTTCTCAGAACGTCCCGTACAGCATGACTTTCTATGTTGTTGCGGACGTTCCGAGCACTGGGTACACGGTCGCGGAGCAGAAGGCCGTCATCGACGGCTTTCTCGCCAACATGCAGGCGACTTCTGGTGCCAACATCACCAAGCTTCTTGGTGGTGAGAACTGACCAACCGGTGCATGTAGAACACGCCGGTTGTTCTGAACCTCTCCTCGAGTCCTACGTGGACTCACGAACCTTAATCTGCCCAAGATGCCTCGAAAGAGTCATCTTTCCTCAGGTCGTACCTGGGGTCCTGCCCTTGATGAAGAAATTCATCAGGGGAGTTGCCAGAGTAACTCTCTGGTGGAATTGTCGATTTTGACAATTCGGCAGAAGTAGGCTCGAGGAGAGCCAGATACACGGGTCACACGACATGAAGCAAGGATCCTGCCACCTCTGTTAGGAGGCGCGGTGAAAAGCCCCATGCCGCTCTTGCAGTCGGTACTCGATGATATGAGTACCATGTGTCACACAAGCACCACTCGCGATCTCAAAACGATCGCGAGACGAGTTGAACACGAGGGGTTATCGTTCTTAACGATAACCCTACCTAACTTTGGAAAAGACCTCCAAAAAGGTCTTGACCAAGGTTACGTTGACTCCAACCTCTTCACTGGATTTCAGTGGAAAGGGGGTCTCCCGAGATTTCTCTCAGGTTTCCTTTGTCATGTGTTCGACTCAGGTTCGGGCAAGCTGCTCAGCGAACCCTCTGTGGCGCATATCCAAGCGATACGTCAGATAACTCTGATGTTCGCGAAGATTGAACTTGAGTGCACGGATGCACGCAAGTCAGACGCATACAGGAGGTTCGTTGAGTGTGAGCAGGAAGTTCGCAATGCCGATGCGCGACTTGATCCAGATCGGACCAGTCGTTATCATCGCATCAGTACTCTGCTGTGGGGTGATCTTCTATCCGCTGTTGACTCTCTGGTCTTCAGCTCAGAAGGACGAACCAACCGTCTCGGTTGGCTCCTCCCCAAGCACGGGCCCGGAGCTACTGCCGACCGACTCCGCGGAAACGCGAAGTGGCGACAGTCTGAGTGGACCGACAGGTTGGAACAAGTGTTCCCCTCTGGGGAACATCTTATTCCCAACTTCCGGTACCATTCAGATCTCTCCGAGTTGCGATTCCTCGAACCTGGCACGGAACGACCCGTCAGGGTCGTCGACGTGCCTAAGACGCTTGAGACTCCCAGAATCATCGCAATCGAGCCTGCGTGCATGCAATATGTGCAGCAGTCTCTCTTGGGTGCATTCCGGAAGGTTGTCGACGCAGATGACACCGCGTCAAGCCTTATCGGATGGTCAGAGCAGATGCTTAATCAGCGTCTTGCTCAGAAGGGTTCCAGGGATGGAACCCTTGCGACCATTGACCTCTCTGAGGCCTCCGACCGAGTCTCAAACCAGCATGTACGAGGCCTGCTTCGAAATCACCCACACCTTAACAGGGCGGTTGATTCCTGCAGGTCACGGAAGGCTGATGTGCCTGGCCATGGCGTAATACGCCTGGCCAAGTTCGCGTCTATGGGTTCAGCCCTCACGTTCCCGCTCGAAGCGATGGTTTTCGCAACCGTCATCTTCGTCGCATTGGAACGAGGGCTCAGCCGCCCACTCCGCCGAAGGGACATTAAGTCCTTCGTCGGACAGGTGCGTGTCTATGGGGATGATATCATTGTCCCCACAGACTGTGTCTCGCTTGTCGTCGCGGAACTCGAAGCTTTTGGGTTTCGAGTCAACACGAACAAGTCTTTCTGGACTGGCAAGTTCAGAGAGTCTTGTGGAAAGGAGTACTACGATGGCGAAGACGTTAGTGTCGTTCGCATGCGTAGTGACATCCCTTCCGACAGGCGGAACGTTCGGGAGATTGTGTCTTCGGTCAGTTTCCGCAACCAGCTTTACTTTGCTGGATTGTGGAAGACCGCAAGATACCTGGATGACCGGTTGCGGCGGATTATTCCGTTCCCGGTTGTACTCCAGTCGTCTCCTGTGCTCGGCCGTCACAGTTTCCTCGGTTACCAAACCGACAGGAACTGTTCTTCCCTTCATCGCCCCCTTGTCAAGGGTTACGTTGGGAAGTCAGACCTTCCAATCTCACGATTGGATGGTATGGAGGCCTTGCTCAAGTGCCTTGTCCTCGCAGAACACGGAAGACCTTCTCCTTCACAGGAGTTGGATCCTCACGAAGCCGGGAGGCTTCGCCGTGATCTGACCAGCATCTTGCCAGGAGCTGGAGATGAGCACCTAGAACGTTCAGGGCGCCCACGAGTGCGTGGCATCAAACTCGGATGGCACACACCCTACTAGTACATAACGTAGGGTGGTGTCATGTAATTGGGATCCCGGTTTACCGGGATTGCGGGTAACCCCCGCCTGGGAGTCGTGTGCGACTCTCTCGAGTCGACAAAAGTTCGGAGCGTTCTAAACGCTCCTCGCTTTAGTGGTGGACAGGGTTCCTTAGGGAACCCCGCCACCGCGCACAACCCGGGAGATGCACGTGGC